CTACGTCGCAGATGTCTCTGGTCTCCTGCCATGGGTAGCCGACGACATCCTCGCCGGCCTGCCCCGTGCAGCCCCTGAGTCTGCCATGGAAGCCATGATGATGGCCCGCCGTGGTGCAGATGTAGACACCACCCCACTTCCCAGCGAATGGGCCCGCTCAGAGGCAGAGCGTTATGGGAAGGGCTATCGCTACGTCACCCGCCAACGCGGGGTGCGAAACGCAGTCCCAAACATCTACGGCGACATTCCCGGGGAGTATCTTTCCGTCCCGCCACGCGGCGGAGTGAAGCGAGTATCAGTTCGCGTCCCGAATGATCCTCCGCGTCCGTATCCCCATGACGCATCAGCCGCCCGCCAGGAACGCCGGCTGGCCAATGCCCGAGCAATCCTGGAGAGCGGCCGACAGAACCCCGAGGTCTACGACCAACTCCCGTCCGTATTCAAACTCCCACTGAACGACGACCTCCTCGCCCGCCTCGCCGCAGAATCCCCGCAAGTCGTCCTCCGCAAGGCACTCCAAGAGAACCCCGAGATCGTCGGAGGACTGATGGGCGCAGGTGGCGTCATGGGTGGGGGCATAGCCTATGGGCTATTGAGTGACGAGTGAGTAACCGCAAGCCACAAATCGGTTTACATTTTGGGCTTACCTAGACATTAGTTCACCAGAGGAACCTCCTCCCCCCGAAGGTGAAATAAATGTCCGACGAAATTCTCCAGAACGAATCCGTTTCCGAAGCCCCCGTTTCGGCTCCCGTTGATTCCGCTCCCCCGCAGTCGGCGCCTGCACAAGACGCATCGCAGGGCTTTGATTCCCCGTTCTCTGCCTTCAAACATCTTCCCGAATTTGCGGGCCAAGACGATCTCGCCATCGCCCAGAACCTGTACCGTGCGTTCAACGGTTACGGTGAGACCCAGCGTCAGCTTCAGCAGTTCCAGTCGTTGATCCCGCACACCACGGACTACGTCCAGAACCGCGAGAAGTATCAGCAGTGGCTCGCCGCCCAGCAAGAAGCCAGCCGCCCCAAGGCTCCCGAGCAGCCGAAGTGGTGGAACCCCCCGTCCATCGAAGACACCTACAAGTCGTACATCGTCCGCGACCCCCAGACGGGCAAAGAGGTCATCGACCCCAACGCTCCGTTTGAGGCCCAGCAGGCTCTCCGGAAGTACCAGGACTACACCGCGAACTTCGCTCGCAAGCTGGTCACGGATCCCGAGAACACGCTGAAGCCGTTCGTTGAACAGGTCGCGATGCAGAAGGCCCAAGAGCTTGTCCAACAGCAACTGGGCCAGTATCAGTCGCAGAACTACGTCCAGGATCTGGAACGCCAGAACTCCGACTGGCTCTACAACCCGGACGGATCGGTGAGCCGAGAAGGTCAGGCCATCCAAGCGTACATCGGACAGGCCCAGCAGATCGGCATCCAGGATCCCAAGGCCCGTTGGCAGTACGCGACTGGCATGCTCCAGCGGGATCTCCTGAACCTCCGCTACCAGCAGATGCAGCAGGCTCCGCAGTCCATGCCGCAGCAGCCCCCCATGCAGCCCCAAGCCCCCGTTGACCCCGTTGCACAACAGAACATGCAGTTCCTTCGCGAGCGTGCAACCCGCGCTCCGAATCGAAGTGCAGGCACCACAGAGCCGAGGGCACCGCGTTCTCGGATGAGTTTTGAAGAGCGGCTGAAAGGCCAACTCGTTAACGATGGAGTCCTTTAATGGCTAGTTCGACTGACTGGGCACGTTCCATCGCAACGACGATTGTCAACCACCTTCGGGAGGAAGAGGTCGCCTCGTTGCGGAAGTACAAGGTGTTCGCTGCTTTGGAAGGCAGCGGCAACATTCGCACCAACATGTCGGGACGAGGTTTCGACTGGGAAATCCAGTATCGCAACCACACCCCAAGCGGTAACAACGGCGAAACTCCTCGCTCGTTCGCTCGCCAGAACCTCTGGAAGAACGCCGAGTTGGAGTATCGTGGCGCGCAAGTGACCGACGCGATCTACAAGAAGGAAATGTTGGAAAATCGTAGCGCACAAGCTCTTGTCAACGTTGCTGGCAAGATGGCTTCGCGTCTCCTTACCAGCATGGAACAGTACCTTGCCAAGGAGTGGGTTGTTGACGGCTACGCTGCCGGCAACGAGCTTCGCTTCCACGGCCTGGAGTCGTTCCTGGGCACCAACGGCACGATCAACGTGACGACCGGCGCCCAGCGTACGGCCAATGCACTGGATCCGTTTGCGTATCCGTCCGACACCTACGCCGGTCTTTCGACCGTCTTGGGCGCGTACGGCGGCTCGCAGAAGACGGGCGTTTGGCCCAACGGTGAGGCCGATCCGGAGTTCGACTTCTACTCGCCGGTCATTGCGAACGTGACCAGCAGCTACTTCGGCGGTACGACCTGGGCAGCCAACTGTGCCAAGGCTCTCCGCGAGGCGCTTCATCAGGCTCGTCGCAACGATACGAAGGAAGACCAGATCGACATGGTTCTCCTGAACCGTCGTTGGTACATCGACTTCCTGAACAAGCTGGACGACAAGGAACGGGTCATCGTCAGCCGTCAGAACGGTCTGCGGAGCTACGGCTTCACGGATGTGTTTGAGTTCGACGGAGTTGAGGTGTCGGCGGAAAATTCGATTCCGGCCGACACGGGCTACGGTCTCGCCATCGGCAACATGGAGTTGCTCTGCATGGAAGGACAGCTTCTCAACTCTGAGGGCCCGTTCTACGACGAGATCACCCAGCAGTATCGCTACGTTGTGTCCACGTTGGGCAACCTTAAGTTTAAGAGCCCGCGCAACTTCTTCAAACTCGCAGCCCTTGCCTAAAGAAAGAGGTGATCTGAAATGAGTCTTCTTGTTGATCCGCCGTTCTCGCTTGGTCAGACCCTTGGGGTCACCAACGCCAATGACGGTGCTAATTGGGTTGGGGCTGTGAAGCAGTTCCCGGACGTTGACCCCACCACGGGTCGGATCCGCAGCAACCGGGTGAAGACCTGCGTTGCCGTGCGGAATGCGTCCACCATCGCCTTGGCTCCCAAGCGGGTGGTGGCGTTCGACACGGGCACGGCTGGTCTGGCGTCGTTCACGCAGACGAAGGGCTACACCACGGCGACCAACGAAGAGCGCGTTGGCGTGGTGGACGAGTACCTCGCGGCTGGTGGCGTTGCGGTGAACGATGTGTTCTGGGTCACGGTGGAAGGTCCGACTGAGGTGGCTGTTGCTCTCAGCGGTTCTGATCTGGTCGTTGGCGACCGTCTCGCGGCGATCACCGCTGCGGCTTCGACGGGCACCACGGCTGGTCGCGTGACGAAGAGCGGCGTGGGTGCTGCGACGACTGGTGCCGGCGACAACGGTCTCGGTGTTCTCGGCCGTGCGTGCAGCACGGGTGCGACCACTGGGGCGAACGTCCTGGCCATCGTGAAGACCCGCTACTAAGAACTGCCCGTCACAGGGCAATCGGGGGCGCCGCTGGCTGGGCAACTGGCCAGCGGCGTTTTCTTTATGGAACCAGCAATTCAGAACCTGGACTACCTCCGGCAACTCATTGCCGAGACCCGGAAGCCGGAGTCCGTGGACATCATCAAACTGCGCATGCTCCAAGGAACTGGCATGGGCATGGACAACATCCCAACGAAGAAGGGTGACGAATAATGGGCGTGATCTCGCTTGGACCCGGCGTAGAAACCGCAGACTATTACGACTGGCTGAAGAACTCCCCAGGGGGGCAGGCGTACGGGGCGGGCATTCAGCGACAGGTGGGCAGGGGAATGACGGTGTCGCACGCCCCGCCGGCCGGAGAGATTATGGCGTGGAAGAACCGGGGCGCCGCCCCGAATACACAGCCCTCGCAGGGCAGCCCGTACAACTCTCCGCAGCAGCAAGGCTCGTCCCAGCGACCGGCTGACTCTAAGTCATCCGGCAGCGTAAACATGTCCCCGTACGCCGCCCAGCCGACAAAGGCCCCCGACATGTCGATGTACTCCCCGGGCAGCGCCCAGCAGTCGCCCGCAGCCGCTCCTAACCGTGCCCCAGCGCCAGCCAATCCCACACAGATGCAGTTCGCCAACCCCGGGCAACATCTTTCTTATCGGGCACCTGACATTTCTGCCTATTCCCCCGGCCGGGCCCAGCCGACGCAAACTCAGTCGCAGGGGAGTCCGTACCAGACGGCTCCGCAATCCCCCAATGCACCCCAGCCGTATCAGCCGCGTGGAGGCGTGCAGTCCGGTGGGCTCATGGCCGACCCGGAAGAAACTCGCCGCATCGACGAGATCATGGCCCGCAATGGCGTCAGCCGTCAGGACTACGCTGATCCCAGATATCAGGATTACCTACGGGCCCTGCGCGCGGCCACAAGCGATTCCACAAGACGCATTGAGGAGTTTGGTCGCTATAAGCAAACGGGCCAGACGCAGTATCAGTTGCCACCTCCGCCGGCTAACAGTGCGCAGCCACGCCCGTACGGCAACGACCAGTACGCACCACCCCGCCGCGAGCGTGAGATCTTAATCGACGGCCGGTCGCAGCGCGGCCCAGCCCCCGACCAACAGCAAAACCCATTCGCCGGCATGCAGCCCGGGGTGTATTCGCCCACTGGCCAGTTCTACGACGGCAACCTAGCCCAGGGCTTGTCGCAAGCCCAGCGGCAGCGGGATGCGTTTGTGATGCAGATGAATCAGGCCACGCTCCCGTACCAGATGGCGAACGTCTTTGGGGCTGACCTGGGTGCGCCCAACTATGACTTCCAAGGCATGCTTGGCCGTGCGAACAAGATGGTGGAGGATGGGTTCTACAACCCGTTCACGCAGTACTTCGACCAGGATCTGGCTACGCAACTTGGCCAATACGCTCCGCCGTCGATGTACCAGACCGACCGTGGCCCGCGTGGCGGGATCTACACGTAAGCGTTGACATCCGTACACTAATTTGATACCATCACTCTCCCCCGAGGTGATACCATGCCGGCCCCTAAAAAATACGCCACCGAAGAAGAGCGCGTGGCTGCGAGGAGAGAATCGCGCAAGAAGTGGGAGCTTAAAAATCCCGGCCACAAGTCGCAGTACAAGAAGAACAACAGAGAGAAAATCAACGCCAAGAACAAAGCGTATCGACAAAACAATCCGGATAAGGCGAGCGAATGGCAGGAAAGGTACCGCCGGAACAACCCCGAGAAGTTCCGCAAATCACAGCGCGACTATCGCCGCAAGCGATACTGGAGCGATGAGGACTACAGGCTGCAAATGCAGCTTCGTTCGCGGCTTGCGAAAGCTCTCGGCAGAAACAGCGAACTCACTGCCGCCATCTCTGAGTGCGGCTGCACGCTAGCGGAACTTCGCGAAAGGATTGAGTCTCAGTTTCTACCGGGCATGTCTTGGGACTCGCGGTCGGACTGGCACATCGACCACATCTATCCGCTCAGTGCAATTGACAGGCACGACCGCAGGCAAGTGATAGCCGCCTGCAACTGGCGTAATCTCCGGCCAGTGTGGGCAGCGGAGAACTGGCGCAAGAACGCAAAGGTGACGCCAGAAGCGGAGGCCCTGTTCAGTGACATCATGGAAAGTCTGTACCCCGAGGTAATTTGCAATGCAGAAGAAGTTTAACATCGGATTTGCCCATTTTGCCTATGGCGGCAATGGTGGCATTTCATCCGAAACACCAGACATCCGCGAGTGGCAAGTGCCGTTGGTGTGCGAACTGTCGCGAGATTCACGCATTGACAACATCCGCATCTTCAACATATCTGATACGCCCATCACAATGAGCCGCAATAGCTCTATTGTGAAAGCGCGGGAAATGGGCCTGGATTTCCTGGTGATGGTGGATTCGGACATGAAGCCAGACATGTACGTTGGCCAAGACCCGGCAGCAAAGCCTTTTATCCAGTCGTCACTGGACTTTCTGATTTCCCACTACGACAAGGGGCCTGCGGTGGTTGGTGCGCCGTATTGCGGCCCACCGCCGCAGGAGTGCGTGTACGTTTTTGAATGGCGGGACATGCAAAGCGGACACCCAAATCCGGACTTTCAGCTAAAGATGTACGAGCGTCCGCAGGCCGCAAAGTTGTCCGGAATTCAGGAATGCGCTGCGCTTCCTACTGGACTGATCCTGTTCGACATGCGCGTGTTCGATCTGATTGAGCCGGCAGACGAATCTGCCAAGCCGTTCGCGTACTACGAATGGTCTGACAAGTACGCTTCCCAAAAGGCGTCCACGGAAGACGTAACCATGACACGCGACCTGTCGTTGGTTGGTACGCAGAAGCTGGGCTACAATCCGCTCTTCTGTAACTGGGATGCTTGGGCGGGCCACTGGAAGCCGAAGTGCGTTGGCAAGCCGCAGTTCATCGAAGCCAAGCACATCTCCGAGAAGTTGAAGCAGTCCTGGGAAGCCAACTTCGATTCGACCGTGAAGATCGTGGACCTAAAGCCCAAGTTCAAAGTGAGTGTCTAGCGAACGGACCTGCGCCGAGTGCGGCAAGACCTACCCGCTAGACCCCAAGCACTTCCACAAGTCGAAGGACGGCTATCACTCCAAGTGCCGTCACTGCCGCAATACGATTGCGAAGAAGAAGCGCAAGCGTAAGACCGACAAGAAGCTAGAAGAGATTGAGAAGGGTGCGGTCGATCTCTTCATCGCCGCCGCCCGCCTGGGTGGATCGAACATCCCACATTCCTCTGAGTTGGTGGAGATCCTCTACACCTACTTCGGTGGTGTGGCGGGGTTCGGCAATGCTTGGATGAAGCAGTTCTACGACGCCCCCGCCGGCGGTGCGTTCAGGACCAAGATGCTGGAGACGATGGTCCGGCTGACTGCACAAAACTCCGCAGATGGTGGTGCGAAGAAGCCGCTCACCCTGTGGTCCGAAGACGAATTGGAAACGGAGCTACAGAAACGTGTTCTGGAAGCGGCGACGGTCATCAACGCCTTACCACAGAAAGACCTCAATGAAGCAGTGCGAAACTTGCAGGTGGTGGATCGAAGTCAACAAGGAGCCACGAATTGGGTTGTGCCTCCGGTATCCCCCAGTCCCGATGGAGAGCGGGGACAGTCGCTTCCCGATGACAACTCCGGAAACGATGTGCGGTGAACATGAAAACGCAAACAGAACTCCAGCGGCTGGGTGATGCGGTCGTCGTCCTGAAGAACCTGAGACGGTATTGCTCAGAGTTTCTCACCGGGACCAGACCGTCCGACAAGTCGATAGTGGAAGCCATAGACATCGTCCTCTCTGAACTCAATGCGCAAGCACCCAAAGATTCCCCCACCTCCGACCGCTAGTGCCCCGATTGCGGGCATGACCAAGCACGCGCTGGACTCAATGAAGGAGTTGCAGCAGGAGATCGCGGAACGTCGTATTGAGGCGCTGCGGCTATACACGCCCATGCCCAAGCAGGACGAGATCCACCAGTGCATGGCGAGCGAGCGGATCGTGATCGGCGGAAACCGTGCCGGCAAAACACTGTGTGTGGCGGCTGAAATCGCCCGGGCTGCGACAGGCCAAGACCCGCACAACAAGTACCCCAAAGAGGGCGGCAACCTTGTGATCGTGGGCAAGGGGTGGACCCACATCGGAATGGTGATCCACAGGATCCTGTTTCGCCCAGGTGCGTTTCGGATGATCCGGGATGAGGAGACGAACAAGTGGCGGGCATTCATTCCCGGCAAGGACGATGCAAGAAGGGGAGAGGCCAAACCAGCACCTCCTCTGATCCCTCCAAGAATGATCAAAGAAATCGCCTGGGTGCAGAAGAACGCCGGCTATCTCCAGAAGGCAGAACTCATCACAGGATGGACGATCTACTGCTTCTCATCAGAGGGCGAACCCCCCCAAGGTTTCGCGGCCGATTTGGTCTGGTGTGACGAAGATTTGTCCAATGAATCTTGGGTGGGGGAAATGCAAGCCCGCCTCGCGGATCGCAAAGGCCGCTTTATTTGGTCGGCCATGCCACATTCCAAGAATGATGCGCTCCTTGGACTGTGTGAACGTGCCGAGAAGGCGGAGAACGATCCCAACGCAATCATTCGCAAGTTCACGCTGCGCTTCTTGGATAATTCCGCGATAGACGACGAAGAGAAGAAGAAGAACATCGAACGCTGGTCGGCTCTCGGCGTGGACGAACTCCGCATGCGTGCGGAAGGCGAATTTACTACCGAATCCACGCTCATGTATCCGACGTTCAACACGGCGGTCCATGTCATGCCCCGATCTCATCTTCCGGACGGGCAAGTCCCCGGCGACTGGACCAGATACGTCGCGATTGATCCGGGGCATACTGTCATGGCGTGCCTCTTCGCAGCCATACCGCCCGATGAACGATTCATTCTGTTCTATGACGAACTGTACATCCGGCAATGCAACGCCCTGATCTTCGGGGAGCAGTTCGCAGCCAAGGCACAGAACCAGCACTTCTACAACTGGATCATGGACATGCACGGCGGCATGCTCCGCGACCTGGGGTCAGGAAGACTGCCGCATGAGCTATACAGCGAGGAACTGAAGAAGCGGAACATCCGCTCGCAGATATCTGGCTTTGGATTTACTCCCGGCTCAGATGACATCCCGGCCCGCACGGCGCTGATGCGGAAGCTCCTCCACATCCAAGGCGACGGGACGACGCGGTTCAAAGTCCTAGAGAGTGGGTGCCCCAACTTCCTGCGGGAGATTAAGCGCTATCGCAAGAAGACCACTACGGTGAACGGTCAGGTCTACGTGACCGACGAGCCGCAGACGCGAGGCGAAGTCCACGCCTGTCAGGCCGCAGAGTACATGTGTGCCTACGAACCCAAGTATCACAAGCCCCCCAAGGTCACCGGGCCAGAGCCGTGGTGGGTGAAGTATCTGGCCGACAAGCGCCGCCGCCAACAGAAAGACGACGACGGTGTCTTGTACCTCTCTCCGAAAGGGAAATACCAATGAGCGATTTCATCATGCCCAAGGCCGAATTAGGCGAGTTTGTCTTCTTCCATGCCCATGAGGGGGCCAAGCCGGTCCCGGCCCTCGTCACCGACGTATCTGCCAGAACTCTCACGCTGTGGGCTATCGCCCCGGGCTACGGCGGGACGGAGAAGGCGTCCGTCCACCATGTCGATGACCCGGGCGTGAATGAGTTCCCGGCTTGGAAGTCCTACGGTTTTTGGCAGCACAAGCCGGCCGGGCAGCTTGCCATCCTCTCGGAACGTGTCGCCCTGCTGGAGAAGCGGGCGGAAAAGGACACTAAGAAGTAGGAGCGTTCATGGCAGAAGACAATCCCCTCCGGCCGATAGTCACGCGGTGGTTACGCGCCGTCGAACAAGCGCAGAAACATAAGAAGCCCTTTTCGGATGACGCGAAGGAAGCCTTGGGGTTCTACGCCTCCGATCCGGAGGCCATGTGGGGTCCGGAACAGGCCCGTGCCTACGCCAAGGGTATTGATCTTCCCGCCGTGCGGATCTGCGTGAACCGCGTTTGGGAGGCCGTTCGTCTCTTTACGTCGGTCATCCATCACCGGAATCCCACCCGGGCAGTGACGCCGAAGGACTACCCAGTCGTCCCGGCTCCGCTTCTGGGGATCTTCCCGCAGCCGCCGGTTCCGCAGATGGGGCCCAACGGTCCTGTCATGGGGCCGGATGGCCAGCCGGTGATGATGCCCGACCAGGGGATGATGGCCTACCAGCAGGGCATGGAGCAGCAGCAGTTCAACTTTGAACGCAGGCGGATCATTGCCGCGCTCCTGGAACAGTACCTGAACTACACGCCCAACGAACTGAACCTGAAGCAGCATTCCCGGAAGGTTGTCGAAGAGGCGTTCATCAAAGGCGCTGGCGTGTGGTGGCACGAACTGTACTCCCCTCCTGGAAGTGCAGTGAAGTTTGCCGGATCGTTTTACGACTCAGTGGACAACCTCGTCTGGGATCCGGATGCCGATGAGTTTGAGGACATCCGCTGGTGTGCCCGCAAGCGTATTCAACCCATCGATGAAGTGGCTGCGAAGTTTGGCCTGTCCCGCGACGATCTGAAGGGCCACCTGGAATCGTATGCCTCCAGGTCAGATGAGAAGGAACGCGGCTATGAGAACAAGCGCCGCAACGGCCAGACGAACGACATCATCTGCTACTGGGAGATTTATTCTAAGACCGGCTTCGGTGACCGGCTGAAGGACGCCGACAAAGACCTCCGTGGCAAGTTCGACGCCATGGGGCC